GGGACCGGCGTTGGAATCACGCGCGGAATTTTTTCTTATGGCTGAGAAATCCGGGCCGGTGCTGGATCTCCTCGGGGATCCGTGGTCGCCGCCGCGGGATCCGCGGGGGCGTAAGCGCCATCGGGTCACGCCGCAAGGCCGCGAAAACGTTGCACAATTGAAGGGCGCGGGGGCGAGCGACGACGACATCGCCCTGCAGTTGGGCCTCTCGCTGCCGACCTTGCGGAAGTATTATTTTCGCGAGCTCAGCCATGGCCGGAGCCTGGCGCGCAACGAGATCGTCCAGGCGCTCTACGCCAAGGCCAAGGCTGGCAACGTCACGGCGATGAAGGCGTACCTGGCCGAGACCTCCAAGACCGAGGCCGCCGAGGTTGCCTATCGGGCGCCATCCGCGAGCGCGGCCAAGCCGGGCAAGAAGGAAGAGCGCCAGGCCGCCGCCGAGGAAGTGGGCGGTATCTTCGCCCCCGGCGCCCCGCCGGCCAGCCTCACCCACTGATGGCCGCCCCGGCCGAGTCCGCCAGCTGGTGCACCGCCTGCCCCGACTGGCGCGAACGGATCGTCGCGCGCCAGAGCCTGCTGCCCCCGCCGCTGTTCCCCGCCGAGGCCGAGGCGGCGCTGGCGGTCTTCAAGACCCTGCGTATCGTCGATGCCGCCGGGTCGCCCACCTTCGGCGAGGCCTGCGAGCCCTGGGTGTTCGACTTCGTCGCCGCGATCTTCGGCGCCTATGACGCCGCCGCCGGCCGCCGCCTGATCCGCGAGTTCTTCCTGCTGATCAGCAAGAAGAATTCCAAGTCCACCATCGCCGCCGGGATCATGGTCACCGCCCTGGTGCGCAACTGGCGGATGTCCGCCGAACTGCTGCTGCTGGCCCCGACGCTCGAAGTCGCCAACAACGCCTTCTTCCCGGCCCGCGACATGGTCAAGGCCGACCCCGAGCTCTCCAAACTGCTCTACATCCAAGAGCATCTGCGCCAGATCACCCACCGGCTCACCGACGCGGTGCTGAAGGTGGTGGCGGCCGATTCGGACATCGTTTCCGGCAAGAAGGCCGCCTTCGTCCTGGTGGACGAGCTTTGGGTGTTCGGCAAGCGGCCGCGGGCCGACGCGATCATCCGCGAGGCCACCGGCGGCCTGGTGTCGCGGCCGGAAGGCTTCGTGATCTTCCTCACCACCCACGCCGACGAACCGCCGGCCGGGGTGTTCAAGGCCAAGTTGCACTACTTCCGCGCCGTCCGCGACGGCCTGATCGTCGATCCCAAGAGCCTGGGCCTGCTCTACGAATTCCCGGAAAAGATGCTCGAGGCCGAGGCCTATCTCGACCCGCAGAACTTCTACATCACCAACCCCAACCTCGACCGCAGCGTCGATGTCGAATGGCTCTCCGACGAGCTGGCCAAGATCCTCCACGCCCAGGGCGGCGAAAAACAGACCTTCCTGGCCAAGCATCTCAACGTCGAGATCGGCCTGACCCTGATGAACGACCGCTGGGTCGGCGCCGACTATTGGGAGCAAGCCGAGGACCAGAGCCTGGTCAGCCTCGACGACCTGATCGCGCGGTGCGAGGTCATCGTGGTCGGCATCGACGGCGGCGGCCTCGACGACCTGGTGGGCCTGGACGCCATCGGCCGCGAGGCCGGCACGGGGCTATGGCTCAGCTGGGCCCACGCCTGGGCCCAGGACGATGTGCTGCGGCTTCGGCCGCAGAACGCCCCGAAACTGCAGGACCTGGCGGAACTGGGCGAGCTGACGCTCTGCACCACCCCCACCCAGGACATCGAAGAGCTCACCGCCATCGTTGTGAAGATCCGCGACGCTGGCAAGCTAGCGGCCAAGGGCGGCGTCGGCCTCGATCCGGTCTGCATCGCCGCCACGGTGGATGCGCTGGCCGACCACGACATCACCGACGCCGAGGGCCAGGTGGTGGCGATCAGCCAGGGCTACAAGCTGTCGGCCGCCGTCTGGGGCGCCCAGCGCAAGCTGAAGGACGGCACCCTGCGCGTCGCCCCCCAGGCGCTGATGCGCTGGGCGGTGGGCAACGCCAAGGTCGAGGCCCGCGGCAATGCGGTCCTGGTCACCAAACAGGCCGCCGGCAAGGCCAAGATCGATCCGCTCTGCGCCCACTTCAACGCCTTCGAGCTGATGAGCCGGCGGCCCCAGGCGGGCCGCAAGGTGGACTTCGAGACGATGATCCTCGCGGGCGGGGGCCTGCGCTAGGCGCCCTGGGCGCGTCGGGTCGAGAACGCGGATGCGTTCTGACCGCGCCCAAAGCAAACATGAGGGGATCCGATGGCGAAAGACGGACGGTCCCTGCTCTCCCGCCTGTTCGGCGGCTCTGAATCCCGCGCCCAGGTCGCCAACCTCGGCCCGCCGCGCGATCCGGTGATCGCCGAATGGTTCGGCCAATATGCCGCCACCGCCTCCGGCGTCAGCGTCACCCCCGACAACGCCCGCCGCAGCCCCGAGGTCGATGCCTGCGTCGGCCTGCTGGAAGACACCGTCGCCACCGTCCCGCTGGATTTCTTCGAGCGGATCTCCGATGCCGAGCGGGTCGCGCGGCCGGAAAACCCGCTGCACGCCCTGTTGCATGACCAGCCCAACGGCTGGCAGACCTCGGCCGAATTCCGCCAGATGATGGAAGGCTGGCGCCAGACCCACGGCAACAGCTACGCGCGCATCGTCACCGGCCCGCGCGGGCCCATGGCGCTGGAGCCCGGCCATCCCTCCGAATTCCGCCCGTTCCGCACCGCCGCCGGGGTCGCCTACCGCTGGACCCCGCCGGACGGCGCCGCCGCCCGCACGCTGCTGCAGCATGAAGTGCTCCACCTGCGCGGCGGCCCGCCCAAGCGCGGCAACATCGTCGAGGCCGAATCCAAGGTCGAACGCCACCGCGAGACCATAGGCCTGGCCCAGGCCTGCGGCGACTATCTCAGCCGGTTCTTCGGCAACAACGCCACACCGAAATCGGCGATCACCATCCCGGCCGAACTGTCCAACGAGGCGGCCGACCGGCTGCGCGAGACCTGGGAACGCCGTCACCGGGGCCTGGAAAACGCCCACCGCGTCGCCATCCTCGAGGGCGGCATGGACATCAAGGCCCTAGCCATGTCCAACGACGACGCCAAGATCGTCGAGACCCACGGCATGGCGGTCAACAAGATCGCCCGGGTGTTCGGCGTGCCGGGCTTCCTGATCGGCGAGACCAATGGCGTCTCCAACTTCGGGACCGGCATCGAGCAGCAGTCGATCGGCTTCATCACCTACTACATGCGACCCAAGTTCGTGGTCTGGGAACAGGCGCTGAACGCCGCCCTGATGAGCGAGGGGATGCGCCGCCGGTTCTACTTCGAGTTCAACATCGACGGCCTGCTGCGCGGCGACTTCAAGACCCGCATGGAAGGCTACGGCCTGCTGGTCCAGTGGGGCCTGATGACCCCCAACGAGATCCGCCGCCAGATGAACCTGGCCCCACTGCCGGGCGGCGACGACCGCCTGCAACCGCTGAACATGGCCCCGGCCAGCCGGATCATGGACGTGCTCCTGAAGACCGCCCCCACCGCCTCGCAGCGTGACCAGAGCGACCTCTTGACCCGCGCCCTGACCCAATTCCTCACCGCGAACGCCGTTCGCCCCGACCTGACAGAGGCCTAAACCATGGATCTCGAACGCCGCTTCTTCGCCGTCGAGGGCCTGGCCGTCGAAACCCGCGAGGGCAAGGCGCCGGTGCTGCGCGGTCACGCCGCGGTGTTCAACCAGCTGTCGGAGGATCTCGGCGGCTTCCGCGAGCAGATCGTTCCCGGCGCCTTCGCCAGCGCCGTGGACGGCTCCGACGACGTCCGCGCCCTGTTCAACCATGACTCGAACTTCATCCTCGGCCGCAACCGCTCCAAGACCCTGCGCCTGAAGGAAGACAGCCGCGGCCTGGCCATCGAGATCGATGTGCCGGACACCCAGACCATTCGCGACCTGGTGCTGGCCCCCATCGAGCGCGGCGACGTCAGCCAGATGAGCTTCGGTTTCTCGGTCCGCCCCAACGGCCAGGACTGGGCCAAGGACGATGAGGGCCGCGTGGTCCGCACCCTCAAGAGCCTGCGCTGTTTCGACGTCTCGCCGGTGGTCTTCCCGGCCTATCCGCAGACCGACGTCGGCCTGCGGGAGATGCGGGCGTGGACCGAGGTGGTCCAGGCCCAGGCGGCGCGCCACCTCAACCTCGCCCGCGCCCGCCAGCTGCAGGCGCGCGTCTAGTCATTTTTGCTGGTCGCGGGATCGTCGCGCCTGCGGCGCTCCCGACCCGACCCGCGACGAATCTCCCGCCGCGCAGGCGGCAGTCACCCGGGGGCGGTGAAGAGCCCCCACCCGAAAGGAACTCAACGATGAGCGATCGTCTCAAGAGCCTGCGCGAAGCGCGGGGTACGGCCGTCACGGCGATGCAGGCCCTGATGGACAAGGCCGGCGCCGAGAAGCGCGACATGACCAATGAGGAGCTCGCCCAGCACGAGACCCTCTTCAACGAATCCGAGACCAAGCGGAAGCTGATCCAGGCCGAGGAGCGCAACCTCGAGCTCGCCCGCCAGGACGCCGAGGCCGCCGGCCGCGACGCCGAGGAGCGGGCCCGCAAGGCCCGCGAAACCGGCGAGGCGGATACCGGCGAGCCTGATGAGGTCCGCGCCGTCCGGATGAAGGCCTTCCGCAGCTATCTGCTGAACGGCGCCACGGCCCTCACCGCCGATGAGCAACGCGCGCTCGCCGTCACCCCCAACACCGCCGGCGGCTATCTGCTGGCGCCCCAGGAGTTCGTGGCCCAACTGATCCAGGCCGTCGACAACCTGGTGTTCATCCGCGGCAAGGCCACCAAGTTCCGCGTGGCGAGCTCGAACGGCCTGGGCGCGCCGTCGCTCGACAACGATCCGGCCGACGCCGACTGGACCACCGAGATCGCCACCGGCGGCGAGGACTCCACCATGAGCTTCGGCAAGCGCGAGCTGAAGCCGCACCCGCTGGCCAAGCTGATCAAGGTCTCCAAGACCCTGCTGCGCACCTCGGCCCTGCCGGCGGAAGCCACCATCTTGGCCCGGCTGGCCTATAAGTTCGCGATCAGCGAAGAGAAGGGCTTCCTCACCGGCTCGGGCAACAACCAGCCGCTGGGCGTGTTTACCGCTTCCAGCGACGGCATCTCCACCGGCCGCGACGTTTCCACCGGCAACACCACGACAGCCATCACCTTCGACGGTCTGAGCGAGGCCAAATATTCCACCAAGGCCCAGTATTGGACCAAGGGCGAATGGCTGTTCCACCGCGACGCGGTGAAGATGCTCACCAAGCTGAAGGACGGCGAGGGCCAATATCTGTGGCGGATGTCGGTGCGCGAAGGTGAGCCGGACTCGATCCTGGGCAACCCGCTCAGCGTGTCGGAATACGCCCCCAACACCTTCACCACCGGCCTCTACGTCGGGCTGTTCGGCGACTTCTCCAACTATTGGATCGCCGACTGCCTCGACATGCAGGTCCAGGCGCTGCGCGAGCTCTATGCGGCCACCAACCAGGACGGCTTCATCGGCCGCGCCGAGCTGGACGGCATGCCGGTGCTCGAGGAAGCCTTCGCCCGCGTCAAGCTGGCCTAAACCCCGTCGCCCCGGCGGCTTCGGCCCCGGGGCGATTCCCCAATCCACGCAGCGCGTCGGGTCGGGCGGCCGCAGGCCGACGATCGCGCGACCAGAAAAGAAGGAATTCAGCCATGGCCGAGGGCCACAATCAGATCCGCGTCGTGCGCTCGATCGCGCCGATCTCGCTCGGCGCCACCGGCTCCGGCGGCAAGACCGGCGTCGTGATCGATCGCAACGGCTTCGAGACCGTCGAGTTCGAGCTGAGCTACGGGGCGATCACCGCCACCGGCGCCACCGTCGTCGTCACCTTCAAGGAGGGTGACGTCACCGGGACCATGACCTCGGTCGCCGACGCCGATCTGATCTCCACCGAGCTCCTGGCCGGCATGCCGGTGCAGGCGACCGCGCGGACCTCCGGGGTCGGCAAGAACGTCGTCAAGCGCGCGGCTTACAAGGGCGCGAAGCGATACGTCCAGGTGGTGATGGCGCCCACCGTGTCCGGTGGCATCGTCGCCGGCGCCAACGTCATCCTCGGCGGCGCCCGCAAGCAGCCCACCGCCGCCTAGGACCGGATCGACGCCCGGGGGCTCGGGGGAGACCTCGGGCCGTCGAGCCTGGGCCGCTGCGTCACACCGGCGGTCCAGGCGCTCCCGCTCTCCCCCGCCCCTTCGAGACCTCCCCCATGTCGTCATCTCCCCCGCCCGCGACCGCCAAGGGTCTGCACGTCGTCATCCTGGGCCTTGGCCCGTCGCTGAACCAATACCTCAACCTGGCTCGCCAACTGGGCGGCCGGTCGGCCCTGGGCGACCAGGTCTGGGCGATCAATGCGCTGGGCGACGTCGTCGCCTGCGACCGGATCTTCCACATGGACGACGTGCGCATCCAGGAGATCCGCGCCGCCGCCCTGCCGCAGTCGAACATCGCCCGCATGCTCGGCTGGATGAAGACCCACCCGGGTCCGATCTACACCAGCCGCCTGCACCCAGATTACCCCGGCCTGGTGGAGTTTCCGCTGCAGGACGTGATCAACGCCGCCGGCCACGCCTATTTCAATTCCACCGCCGCCTATGCCGTCGCCCTGGCGATCGCCGAGGGGGCGGCGACCGTCAGCCTGTTCGGCATCGACTACACCTACGCCAACGCCCACCACGCCGAGAAGGGCCGCGCCTGCGTCGAGTTCTGGCTGGGCGTCGCCCACGAGCGGGGCATCGCCATCAACGTCTCCGAGGGATCGTCGCTGCTGGACACCTGCGAGGGCCTGTCGCTCTACGGCTATGGCGCCATGGGCTCGCGCGACGTGCGGATCCACGACGCGCCCGCCGGCCGCAACGGCGAAGTCAGCGCCCGCGTGGAGTTCGTCGAGCGTCCGGTCCTGCCCGCCGCCGCCGAGATCGAGGCGGCCTACGACCACACCAATCATCCGTCGCCCCTGGTGGGCGGCAAGATCGTCCTTCCGAACGTCCCTTAAACCTGTCGCGCGATCGTCGGGCGAAGCCCTTCCGACCCGACGTGCGCCGCGCCCTTAGGAGCACCGCCCATGGCCGCCGATCCCACCTACAACACCAAGATCCGCATGATCCAGGGCGGCGACCAGCTCGACGTCGCGCCGGGCGGCTCGATCACCTACGACGGCGGCGCGGTCACCCTGACGGCGCCGGCCGCGACCGCCGCCACCAACACCACGCCCTATGGCTACAGCCAGGCCCAGGCCGACGCTATCGTCGCCTGGATCCGCGCCCTCGACGCGCGGCTGAAGCTGATGGGCATCGCGGCCTAAGCCATGTTGGTGAAGATGGTCACCATCGCGCAGGGTCCGGATTTCGCCGCTGACGCCGGCGAGGACAAGGTCGTGGGCGCGGCGCTCGGTCAGGCGCTGGTGGCCGGCCGCTACGCCAAGTTCGTCTGCGGCCTCTGGACGCCGCCGGCGGCCTCGGTCCCAGCCTCGGGTCCAGCGTCGCGTCGCGCCAAGGCCACCGCTGGCCCGCGCGAGACCCGTTAGGCCGCGATGCTGCAGGATCTTCGCCTCGCCGCGCCGCCGGCCACCCTGGCCGTCTCGCTCGACGAGATGAAGTCGCACCTGCGGATCGACGCCGGGATCACCGAGCACGACGCCGACATCACCGCCATGCTGAACGCCGTCCACGGCCTGCTGGACGGTTACGGCGGGGTGCTCGGCCGCTGCCTGGTGCAGCAGTCCTGGACCCTCAGCTTCGAGTGCTGGCCGGGCCTGATGGTCCACCTGCCGCTGCCGCCGCTGATCAGCCTGACCACCTTCAGCTATCTGGACGTCAACGGCGTCAGCCAGACGGTGGACCCGAACCTCTACACCGTCCTTGATGGCCCGTTGGCCGGTCTGCGGCTTTTGTCCGGCAAGGTTTGGCCGATCCTGGCCCCCGCCCACCCGCGCGCCGTCAATATCACCTTCGTCGCCGGCTATGGCGCCGCCGCGGCCGTGCCCGGCAACCTCAAGGCGGCCATCAAACTGCTCACCGCCGACCTCTTCGAGCACCGCGAGGGCCAGATCATCGACGTCCGCGTCGCCGTCGATGCGAACCCCGCGGTGGCCCGGCTGCTCAAGCCATTCCGCGTCCCTCGCCTGTAAATTTTTACTTGTGGCGCGATCGTCGGCCCTTCGGGACCTCCCGACCCGACGCGTCACGTTTTCCCAACCTCACCCGCGAACGCCGTTCGCCTTCCTGACCCTTCCGGAGAATCCCCATGGCCGACCTCGTCATCACCGCCGCCAGCGTCGTTCCCGGCGCTGACGCTGCGTTCGAACAGCACATCGCCGCCGTCGCTGTCATCGCCGGCCAGCAGGTCTATCTCGAGGCCGCCACCACCAAGTGCAAGCTGCACGACGCGGACTCGGCCACCGCCGAGGCCCGCGTCATCCGCGGCACCGCCTGCCACAGCTGCGCGGCGGGCCAGCCGCTGACTATCCAGCGTGGCGGCAAGATCGCCATCGGCGCCACGGTCGTGGCGGGCACGCCCTATTTCGGCTCGGCCACGGCCGGCGGCATCTGTCCGGCGGCGGATATCGCCACCGGCATGTACCCGACCTTCATCGGCTTCGGCGTCTCGGCCACCGAGATCCAGCTCAACTACGTCCCGGCCGGCGTCGCCAAGCCTTAAGCCATGCGCGCCGGCGACCTCGACCGCCGTATCCGGCTCCAGCGCGCCAGCGCCGGGACCGACGACTATGGCGGCCCGGTCGCCGATCCCTGGGTGGATCTGGTCCCCGGCGGGGTGGCGGCGCAATATACGCCGATCAGCGACGGCGAACGGGTCCGCGCCGAGCAGGTCGGGGCCTCGGTCACCGACCGCTTCCTCATCCGCTGGTCGTCGGTCGCCGCCAGTCTGACCCCGGCCGACCAGGTCCTGTTCGAGGACCGGGTCTACGGCATCACCGCCGTCAAGCCGGTCGGCCGCCGCGTGGGCCTTGAGATCACCGCCTCAGCAAGGGTGACCTGACCGGCCGGCGTCGGGTCGAGAACGCCTCGGCGTTCTGATCGCGGCCCAGCAAAGATCAGAGCCGGGAGCAAAGCGAATGGCCAACGGCGTAACCGCCAAGATCACCGGCCTGGCCGCGCTCAACGCGGCCCTGCAGGAGCTGGTGGAACAGACCTCCGGCCGCACCGGCAAGGCCGTGGTCAAGCGGGCGCTGGTGGCCGCCGCCCAGCCCCTCGCCGACCGGATGAAGGCCAATGCCCCCAAACGCTCCGGCAAGCTGGCCGCCTCTATCCTCGTCGCCTCCAACGGCAAGCAGGTGCTGGGCAAGGCCGCCTTCGCGACGGCCAAACACGGCGGCCTGTCCGACGCCGCCGCGGTCAAGGCCCTGCGCACCGCCCAGCGCGATGGCCCGGCGATCGTGGTGCTGGTCGGGCCGGCCAAGGCCAAGTCCAGCGTGGCGTCGCAGATTGAATTCGGGGTCCGGCCGCACAAGATCCGGCCCCGCCGCGGCGAGGTGCTGGAGATCTGGCAGGGCGGGGCCGTGGTCGGCGTCGCCCATGAGGTCGATCACCCGGGCGCCGCGCCCAAGCCGTTCCTGCGCCCGGCCTTCGAAGAGACCCAAGGCGAAGTCGCCGAGACCCTGAAGACCGCTCTGGCCGCCCAGATCACCAAGGCCGCCGCCCGCGCGCGGTCGCGGTCGCCGAAGGGCTGAACCGTCGCGAGCGGATCGGGAGCGCCGCAAGGCGTGACGGCCGAGCGACCAGCAAAAAGGTCTTTCCATGGAGCCCGCCCTGCGCGCCGCCCTGCTGGCCAACGCCGCGATCTCGGCGCTGATCGAGGCCAATCCCAAGCGCATCGCCTGGGGCCTGGTGGGGCCCGGAAAGTTCGCCTCGGCCATCGGCCTGCACCGCGCCACCGGCGGCTTCGACTATGTAATGGACGGCCCGGTGGACACCGTCACGCCCCTGGTGGACGTCCATTGCCTAGCCGGGGACTACGCCGCCGCCGCGACCCTGGCCGACGCCGTGGTCGCCGCCTGCGCCAGCTTCACCGCCGACCCGTTCCAGGGCGTCGAGGTCGAGGACCGCCACGACGACCCCGCCGAGCTTTCCGACGGGCCGGCCAGTGACCGCAGCCAAACGGTGTTCCGCACCATCCTCCAGGTGCGGCCGTGTTTCACCCCGGCCTAGCCGCGATCGGATCGGGACCGGCGTAGCCGGCCCGGCCGAGCGGCCAGCAAAAATCCGATTTTCACCAAGGCGCGATCGTCGCGCTGCGCGCTCCCGACCCGACGCGCCTTACCTCAGGAGATCCACCCATGGCCACCACGGCAATCAAGGCCAGCGGCACGCTGGTTCACGTCGGCATCCTCGGCGACGGCTCGGACTGGTTCAAGCTCGGCATGCTCAAGAAGGTCGCCAAGCCGACCCGCTCGGTGGGCGAGATCGACGCCACCGACATGGATTCCACCGCCAAGGAATTCATCGCGGACCTGGCCGATTTCGGCGAGTCCGCCATGACCTTGAACTGGAAGCCCGGCGACGCCACCGACACCTATCTGGAGAACTGGGGCGACCCGCTGATCGGCGGCAACGCGGCCCGCTCGGTGCGGATCACCACCCCCAACGGCAAGACCTACATCTTCCTGGCCTTCATCAAGAGCTATGGCGCCGACCTGGCGGTGGGCTCCCTCTTGGAGACCAACCTGACCCTGCGGGTCACCGGCGACGTGACCCGGAATTTCTAGGCCGACGTCGGGTCGGGAGCGCGTCGCGCGACGAGCGGCGGCCAAGCAAAAGGACTATCCATGCAAAACCCGTTGAAGGGCGAGCAGGCGTTCGAGGTCGATGGCCAGGCCTACCGCCTGGTGTTCGCCATCGACGCCATGGCCGCCCTGGAGGACGCCTTCGACCTGCCCATGGGCGAGTTGGCGCAGAAGCTGACCTTGCATATGCGCAGCGCCGACCTGGTGGCCTTCATCCGCGCGGGCCTGCTGCAGCACCATCCGGACCTCACCGACGCCGCCGTCCGCGGCATCGTCGGCGCGCTGGGCATCGGGGTGGCGCTGAAGACCGTGCTGACGGCCTGGGGGCTGGCCTTCGCGGCCGAGGCGGAGGCGCCGAAGCCCGCGCGCCCTCGGAAGCCAGCGGCCGGGGCTGGGACTGGCTAGGCCTGTTCCACAGCTGGGTCTCGCTGGACCTGCCGCCGGCCGACTTCTGGCGCCAGACGCCGGCGATGCTCACCGTCATCCTCAAGGGCCGTAACGAGGCGGTGTTCCGTCGCCGTCGCGATGCCCTAGTGGAATCCTGGAACACCGCCGCCATGCAGCGGGCCAAGGATCTGCCGGAGCTCGAGCCGCTGTTGAAGCGGATCGGCGGTGAGCCGGAAGAAGCCCAGAGCGACGACGAGATCGAGGCGTTCTTCGACGCCCTGGTCGAGCGCGGCGAGCGCCGCCGTGCGGCCGAACAGGCCGCGTCGGGTCGGGAGCTCCCGTAGGGGCGGTCCTCGCGCAGGCGTCGGCCGCGGCCGAAGCAAAAATCCAGGCCGCGTCGGGTCGAGGACGCCCCGCGGTCTGACCGCGGCCCAAGCAAAACCGGCCGACGTCGGGTCGGGAGCGCCCCGCGCGACGAGCGGCGGCCCAAGCGAAAATCAGGAGGCGAGCAATGGCGGGCGGCAATTCGATCGGCAACCTGTTCGTCACGCTCGGCTTCGACGCCTCGGCGTTCTTCGACGGCGTCAAGAAGGTTTCCGGCGCCCTGGGCGGCATCAAGCTCGAAAAGGGGCTCGAGAAAGCCTTTGAAGGCGCGACGGACAAGGTCAAGGAGCTGGCCGGCTCCACCGGCCTGCTCGGCAAGTCGCTGGGCGCCATCGGCCCCCTGGGCCTGGCCTTCGCCGCCGCGCTGGGCGTCGGCTACGAGGCCCTGCACAAGACCACCGAGGCGATCAACGAGGGCGCCGAGTTCGGCAAGCTCTCCAAGGCGATCGGGGTCTCCACCGACTTCATCCAGAAATTCAACTTCGCCGCCCGCCAGTCGGATATCGACGTCAAGACCGCCGACGAGGCGCTGAAGGGCCTCAACACCAGCCTGGGCCTCGTCCAGTCGGGCCTGGCCCGCTCGCTCACCACCAAGGCCTTCGCCGCCGTCGGCTTCTCGCCCGAGCAGCTGCGTCAGTTCCACGACGTCGGCGACTTCTTCCCGGTGCTGGTGGAGCGGATCGCCAAGACCGGCTCGGCCGCCGAACAGGCCGCCATCGCCAAGCGGCTGGGGATCTCCGAGCTCTTGCCCATGCTGCGCGAGGGCGCCGCCAACTTCAACAAACTGGCCAAGGAAGCCGAAGACCTCGGCGTGGTCATGGACTCGGGCCTGATCGCCAAGGCCGAGGAGGCCAAGCACAAGCTCTCCGAAATCGACGACGTGATGAAGGCCAAATCCAACGTCACCTTCGCCGAATTCGCCGACACCCTTTTGAGCGTCAAGAGCGCCTTCGCCGACGCCGAGAAGGCGGGCCTGAGCTTCCTGGCCATGCTCACCCACACCGAGTCGCCGGACGCCATCATCGCCCGGACCCAGGACAGCATCGCGGCGGTGAAGAAGACTAGCGGCGGCGGGGCTCTCAGCGCCTCGCAGCAGGCCGCCCTGAACGCCCTGAACGTCGATCTTCGCGCCGCCCAGATCCGCAAGGGCATGGCCCAGCTCTCGGCCGCGCCGGGCGAAAAGCCCCAACCGGCGACCCAGCTCGCGGCCGGGACCAGCCGCCACTCCGGCCCCACTGCGGCCGGCGACGAGCGGGCCATTGCCGAGGCGACCAAGGCCGAGCTGGCCGCCCGCATGGCGCTGACCGGCGACATCGCCCAGCTGGCCGATCTCCGGGTCCAGGAAATCGAGCAGGAGCGGATCGCCAAGAACGCCGGCCTCGACAAGGAGGTCGGCAAGTCGATCACCGCCGCCGCCGCCAAGACCGCCCAGGCGCTCAACAACCAGGCCGCCGACGAACAGAAACAGGCCGCTATCCGCCAGGCCGGCATCGATCTGGCCAACCACGCCCTCGATCAATCCTCGGCGCTCAACCAGACCCAGGAACAGATCAACGCCATCACCGCCGACCTGGCGGCCACCGCCGCCCAGCGCGCCGCCGTGGAATCCGACACCCTGGCCCGCCAGCAGGACGACGACCGCCAGCGCCTGGTGCTCCAGCAGGAGGCCCTGCTGGCCGAGGGCAAGACCACGGCGCTCGAGGCTGAGGCGGCGCTGGACGCCCAGGCCCGGCTGCAGCTCGCCCAGAAGGCCCAGCTGGCCGAAAAGCAGCGGGTGGACGCGGTGCAGGAGGCCGCCGCCCGCGAGCAGGGGGCCCTGTCGATCCAGGCCGACCTGTTGGCCTCGCAGGCGTCCCTGCAGACCTCGGCCTATAGCCGCGCGGTGATCGAGGCGCAGATCCTGGCGATCAACCAGCAGATCGAACGCTCCAAGGCCCAGGAGGCGGTGGACGTCGCCAAGATCGGCTCCGTCGAGCGGGCCCAGGCCGAGGCGGCGCTGGCCGCCCTGCCGGCCCAGCAGGCCGCGCAGAAGAAACTGGCCGAGCGCCAGACCCGGCTGATCGACGCCATCGACGAGGCCGGCAAGAGCGCCGCCGATCTTCGCAACGCCTTTCAAAGCCACGACTGGAAGCGGGTGTTCGACGATTTCCAGCAGACCATCCAGACGGTCCAGGCCGCTTTCAAGAACCAGGGAACCGCGGGCGGCCTGGCCGCGCTGGCCAGCGCCGCCGGCAACGCGATCGGCGGCAAGGGCGGCAAGGCGCTCAGCGACGGGGCAAATGCGTTCGGCACGACCCTGGAGGTGACTGGAAACCCGATCATCGCCGCCGCCGCCGCCGCCGTGGTGGCGATCTTCGACCTGGCCAAGTCCAAGCCCTCGAACCACGGCGCCATCGCCACCTTCGACGGCGGTTCGTTCAGCCTGTCGGGCAACAAGCGCAACGCCGACACCACCACCTTGGCCAACACCGCCGCCAATGCGGTGCTGGATGGCATGAAGCTGCTGTCTGACGCCGGGATCAGCTTCGCCACCACGGTCAAGTCGATCGACATCGGCACCCGCGACCCCGCCCATATCCAGCTCTCCAATGGCCAGATCCTCACGGCCGGGGTGGCGGACGCGGCCGGGGCGGCCGAGGCGGGGCTGAAGGCCATGCTGGCCGACGCCACCTACGCCTCCGACACGGAGCGCCAGCTGGTCCAGTCGATGCTGGCGGCCGGCAAGGGCTTCGACGCCATCACCAAGGCGCTCGGCGACTACGAGAATGCTCAAAAGCTCGGCGGGGTGTTCGCCGACGCGCTCCTGAAGATCACCAACCCCGAAGCCGCCGACCTGAAGGACCTCAAGGCCGCCCAGGACGCCCGCCGCGCGGCCGTACAAGCCGCCGCCGACCAGGGGCTGATCACCGCCGACATGCTGGCCAGCCTCAACGCCCAGCTGGACACTCTCGACAAGGCCGAGCTGGACCAGGTTGTGCAGAAGTACGCCGCGTCCATGTCCCAGGCCGCCGACCAGGCCAACCAGGCCGCCGCTAAGACGGTGGACGAGGCCCGCTCGGCCCTGCAGGCGGCGTTCCAGAAGGTCGCCGATTCGCTCACCCAGACCGCCCAACAGTTCCGCGATATCGCCGGTAGCCTCAAGAGCCTGCGCGCCGAGCTCACCAGCGGGTCCCTGGCCGGCCTCGACCCCATCGCCCAGGCCGCCGCCGACCGCGCCAACCTCAGCAACGTCCAGGCGCTGGCCGCCACCGGCGACCAGACCGCGCTGGGCCAGCTGCCCGACGCGATCCGCGCCTTCGTGACCTCCAACACCGCCATCGCCACCAGCAAACAGGGCGCCGACGCCATCGTCGCCGAAGCCCGCGACGCCGCCGCCCAAGGCGAGGCCCAGGCCAATGCCCAGGCCAGCGCCGCCGACGCCCAACTGGCGGCGTTGCAGGCCAGCGTCGATGGCCTGATCACCGTCAACGACAGCGTGCTCTCGGTGAAGGACGCGGTGCTCGGCCTGGGGGTCGCCCTGGCCGCCCAGCAGGCGACGATCCAGGCCGGCATCGACGCCATGGCCAAGGCCCAGGCCCTGGCGGCCGCCCAGTATCAAGCCGCGACGGCCGCCGCCCAGGCCGCCGCCAATTCCAACACCGCCGCCCAGGCGGCCACGGCCGCCCAGCTCAGCGCCACGGCCGCCGCCGCCAGCACCACGCCGGCCGGTTCGGTCGCGGTCGGCTCCGGCAACGGCATGGCGCAATCGGTCACCCAGGGCGTGGTCGATGCCCTGTGGCAGCCGCTGGCCACCATCGCGCGCAACACCAGCCAGACCGCCTCCACCCTCGACGACGCCGCCAACGGGGCGATCCCGCTGAAGGTGGTCTCTTGAAGCTGTGCCGCGCCTTCGTGGTGGACGACACCGCCCTGGTCTCCAGCAATGTCGCCGAGACCGAGGCCGCCTGGCTGGTCGGCACAACCTACGCCTCGGGCAATGTTGTGCGCCGCACGGTGGACGGCGTGCATCGCCGCTTCGCCTCGGCGATCAACAGCAATGTCGGCAACGACCCGGCCCTGCTCGACCCCAGCAAGTGGACCGACCAGGGCCCCACCAACCGCTGGAAGATGCTGGACCAACGCCTGCAGCTGCAGACCGCCAACCCCGACACCATCTACAAGAAGATCCAGGTCGTCGGCCGGATCAGCGTGGTCTACGTCGGCAATGTCGCGGGCCAGACCCTGCGGGTCGTCTGCACCGACGCCATCGACGGCGTGGTCTATGACAAGACGGTCAACCTGGTCTCCACCAGCGGCATCACCGACTGGGCCCGCTGGTTTCGCGAACCGATCACGCCCCTGCGCGACAAGGGCCTCACCGATCTGCCGAGCGGCTATTCCGACCTGCTGGTCGAGGTGACCATCGACAACACCGGCGCCACGGCCCTGTGCGGCGAGCTGACGACGGGGCTGCTGGCCGACCTGGGCGGCACCAAATATGGCGGCAAGCTGGGGACCACGAGCTATTCGCGGCTGGGGGACGACACCTTCGGCGACGACTTCCTGATCAAGCGCGGCAAGAAGCGCACCGGCGCCTTCGACATCCTGGTGGACAACCGCCACCTGGACGAGGTGACGACCCTCCTGGACGACCTCGACGCCACCGCCGTGCTGTTCGTGGCCAACGAACGCTATGCGGCGATGTTCATCTTCGGCGTCCTGCTCGACTGGTCGCAGACCGTCTCCTGGCCGACCCGCACGGCCCTCAGCGTCAACCTGCAGAGCTTTACCCGCACATGACCACGCCCAGCTTCACGCCGCCGCCCACGGCGCCCAATCGTGGCATGACGGATTCCGCCTTCGTCGCCGCGGGCAACGGCTTCGTGGCCTGGTTCGCGACGCTCTATGCCGAGCTGGTGGCCCTGGTGGTGTGGCTGGTGACGACGGCGGCGCAGACCGCCGCCGACGCGCTCTCCAGCTCGGGCTCGGCCACGGCCGCCGCTGCCAGCGCCGCCGCGGCGGTCGCCGGCACGCCGAAGGCCGACACGAGCGCCTCCAGCCTTTCGCCGACGGTGAGCGCCAAGGCCGTCACCCTGGCCAGCGCCGCCAACACCAAGACCTTTGCCAACGGCGAGCGGGGCATCCTGATCCGGCTGTCGGACCCCAACACCTGGATCGCCGGGCCGATCTCCAGCGCCAGCATGGGCTCGGCGCCGCCGACCCTGACCATCACGCCAGCGACCTCCGCCGACGTCTCCGGCTCCGGCGGCCCCTATACCGACTGGTTGCTGCTGGATGCGGCCTTGGCGCCGCTTCCGGCCGCCACGGTCGCCCAGATCCTGGCCGGAGTCGCCAACCGCGCCTCGGTCTCGCCGGCCGCCCTGCTGGGCGCCGCCGCGCCAGTGGCGCTGTCCTATGCCGCCACGGTGAATATCGATCTGAACGCCGGCGAGAACTTCGTGATCGGCGCCCTGACCGGGAACCTGACGCTGACGTTCAGCAACCTGCAGGCCGGCAAGTCCGGGTTCATCACCTTGAAGCAGGACGGAACCGGCAGTCGCACCTGGAGCGTGCCGGCGAGCCTCAAGATGCCGGGCGGCACCGTGGCGCTATCGACGCCGGCCAGCACCGTCGATCTGCTGGTCTACTATGTCGAAGATGCCGTGACCCCGGCGCTGAGGGGCGTGCTGCTCAAGGCCTTCAGCTGATGCGGCCCTATCTGGCGGCGCTGTTCGCGACGGGCGCCCCGCTCTCCACCCTCGACCCCGCGGCCCTGGGGTCCGGCGTCACGCTCAGCGGCGACAAGCTGACCGCCACCTTCTCCTTCGTCACCGGCGATCCCTATTCGGCGCGCGGGACCAAGAGCCACAGCGTCGGCAAGTTCTATTTCGAGGTCACCGCCGGCGGCGCGAACGGCATCTATATGTCGGGGATCTGCAAGTCCACCGACAGCGCCAACCAGGGCGTCAACGCCATGACCAATGGCGTCGGCTGGCGCAGCGATGGCGCGGTCTATGTCGCCACCGCGCTCGTCGCCACCCTGAACACCTATGCGGTGGGCGACACCATCGGGGTCGCGGTGGATCTCGACAATCGCAAGATCTGGTTCCGCAAGGGCGCGGCCGGAAACTGGAACAACTCCGGCGCCAACGACCCGGTCGCCGGCGTCGGGGGCATCAGCTTCAGCGGGGTCACAGGCGCGGTGTTCGCCGTCGTCGAGGCCCAGCTGATCGGAACCACCACGCAGAAGATCAACACCGGTCAGGTCCCGTTCCTCGGCGTCCGCCCGACCGGCTTCAACATTTGGGAGTGATCCATGGCGTTCGCCTATGAGACCGCGCCAGGCGCGTGGCGCGAGATCGACGGCCCCTTCGAGATCGCCGACGGCGCCTATCCCTACAACTGGCCAGACCTGGCCACCGACGAGGAACTCGCGGCCCTCGGAATCAAGCCGATCACGGAGCCTGGGCCGCCCGCGAGCGGCCGGGTCGTCACGGGGAGCGCTCTCACAGACGTAGCCGGCGCGCCGGCGCGATCCTGGATCACCGAGGCTGCCCCGGCCCCCCCCGTCGTCACGATGCGCCAGGCGCAGCTGGCCCTGAACACCGCAGGCCATCTGGCGGCGGTCGAGGCCGCCGTCGCGGCGGCCGACGCGGTGACCCGGATCAACTGGGCGACCGCCACCCAGCTGCGCCGCGACAACCCCCTGGTGAGTACGCTGGGGACCGCAATCTCGCTCACCGCCGACGATATCGACGCCCTGTTCCGCGCCGCCGCCCTGATCCCCGACCCATAGCGGCCGCAAGCCGCTCGCCCACCACTTCCGAGAGGTCCACCATGAAGAAGCTGCTCACCGCAGGGCTGATCGCGCTTGCGTGCTCGTTTGGCGGCCCCTCGCTGGCCCAGCCTGGCCCGACCCACAACACCGGCGGCATCGCGGGCTACGACAGCGCCGCCGACGCCCACCGCCAATACTGCGTCGATCAAGCGGGCGCCTATGTCGGCTGTGGCGGCGTTGGCGGGGGCGGCGGGGGCGACGCCAGCGCGGCCAAGCAGGACCTCCAGACGGCCCTGCTGACCAGCATCAACGCGGCGATCGGCGTCAACACCGACGCGGCCTGCTCGACCGACAACGGGACCTGCGACGCCATCCAGCTCGCCAAGCGGGGCAATCAGCGCCTGTCGTCGATCATCACGGCCCTGGGCTCCCCCTTCCAGGCCGGCGGTTCGATCGGCAACACCAGCTTTGGGATCTCGGGGCTGCTGCCGGCGTTTGCCAGCACCCCGACCTTCAATATCGGGACCGGAGGCCCGAGCGGCTACGCGCTTGAGGCCGGTCATATCGCCAACGTCGATCTCTTGCTTGGCGCCAAGGGCGATACCGTCTGCGCGTCCAATACCGGGTCCTGTTCGCTGAACGCCCAGATGCAGCGCCTCATGAACCGGGTCGATCTGCTCTTCGCGTCGGGCGGCTCGATAGGCAACGCATCATTCGGCGCCACGCCTGTAGCCGTCACCCCAACCGACAAGGGCGGCACGATCACGACCGGAGGCACGGCCCAGAACGCGATGGCCAGCAACAGCTCGCGCAAGGGCGGCTGGATACAGAACCCGTGCAGCGCCACCGAGAGCCTGTTCGTCAGCACATCGACCTCAGCGACCACGACCGGGGCCAGCGACGACGCTGAACTCCCGGCCTGCGCGTCATTCTCTCTCGTGACCTCTGGTGGCGTGATCCAGTCCGCCGTTTCGGTCAACGCGGCCACGACCGCGCATCGCTTCATTGCCAAGGAAGTCCAATGACCCGCGCCCTTCGTCTCGGCGTTACCGCCGCCCTCGCCTGGGTATTCGCCGCCGGCGCTCTGGCGCAATCCCCGATCCAGAGCCAGGCCCCGATTGGGCTGGGCGCGGGTCTGACAACCGGCTTGGGGGCTCAAAATTCGTCCCCTGTCGGCCCCGGCCAGACGATTTATCCGCAGGTCTGGACCACCACCTATTCGGCCGACCACACGGTCCTGGCCTCCGAGATCGGCGGCCTGATCCTGATCACGGGCTCAAGCCCAGTCACCATCACCCTGCCGGCCGCCAATTCGGCGGGTTTCCAGCAAGGCCAAACGGTCTGCGTCGAGAACGACGGCACCGGGCTCACCACCCTGGCGTCCGCCTCGACAATTGCCGGGATCAGCAGCCTCGGGGCCAAGGGCCTTGCCTGCGCGACCAGCGATGGCTCGGTGGCCAATACCTGGCACATCAACGGGGAAGGCGGCGGGACGGCTGCGGCCACTTCGCTCAGCGCCGAGCTTTCGATTTCCAGCGGCGCCCTGAAGATCACGGCCGGCGGCGTCACGCCCGCGATGATCGCAACGCAAGCCGGCGGCACGGTTGTCGCCAACGCCACGGGGTCCACGGCTTCCCCGACTGCGACAGCGGCGCCGGTCTTGGGCGTGCCTGGCACGTCCTCGGGGACTATCGGCCTTGCCGGGGTCACCGCCGGGACCACCACTCTCAAGACAGCGGACAACACCACCAACCACACCCTGACCTTCCCGGCGACGGTCTGCCCTAGCGGCCAGACCTTCTCTGATAACGGTTCCGGCGTCCTGTCTTGCGCCTCGGCCGGCGCGGGCACCGTCACCAACGTCTCGGTCGGCGCTGGCCTGACTTCATCCTCGACCTGCATCGCGGGCACGACCACGGCGATCACCGGCTCGGGCACGCTTTGCGTCGATGCTGCGGCTTTGGCCGGCCACTTCGGCGGCCTGATGCTTTCCAATGACGGCGGCTCGCCCAACACCAAGATCGACGTTGCGGCGGGCGCTGCGGCTTCCGACGACAACACCGTGCTGATGAAGACCGGCGCGATCACCCTGACCACCGGGGCGTGGACGCTTGGGACCGGAAACGGCTGTCTCGATACGGGCTCTGTCGCCAACTCGACGTGGTACAGCGTTTTCCTGATCGAGCGCCCCGACACTCAGGTTGTCGATAAGCTTTGCAGCACCTCGGCCACGTCGCCGATCATGCCAGGGGCGGGCGCCTACACGAAGAAGCGCCGGATCGGCTCGATCAAGACAGACGGCTCGGGCAACATCCTGCCGTTCACCCAGGTCGGTTCGACCTATTACTGGTCCACCGCGACCCTGGACGTCAACGCAGCCAGCATCAGCACGTCGCGGGCGCTCCAGACCCTCAACGTCCCCGCCGGCGTCAAGGTCATGCCGCTGTGCCGCTATAGCATCAGCAACGGCTCTGGCGCTTCCATCCTGCTCACCAGCCCCGACGAGACCGACATCGCCCCGGCGACGGGTCTGGCGTTCACGGCGGCGCCCGGCTGGGACAAGACGGTCGCGGCGGCGGGGGCGGCGGGCGAGGCCAACGGTAGCTGCCCGACCCTGACCACCGATACGTCTCAGCGCATCGCTGCCCGCGCTTCTGCGGCCAGCACCAGCCTTTCCATCGTCACGCGCGGCTGGAGCGAGACGGATCGCGCCAATGGCGCGGCTGGCGCTGCAAAATCGACCAATTATCAGCAGTTCACCGCCTCGGGGACTTGGACCAAGCCCGATGGCATCACCATGGTCTACGTCGAGCTTGCCTCGGGCGGGGCGGGCGGCGGCGGAAGCGCCAAACAGGCGACCTCCGCCGCGGCGTCTGGTGCGGCCGGCGGCGCCGGCTGCACCATCAAGAGCGGCTGGTTTCCGGCGTCTGTCCTTGGTGCGACGGAGACGGTCACGGTTGGGGCCGGCGGGACCGGCGGCACTACAGCGGCAAGCAACAGCACCCGGGGCAACGACGGAACGAGCGGGGGCAACAGCTCTTTCGGGTCCTGGATCACGGCCTGGGGTAGCGGCGGCGGCGGCGGCGGTCAGCTCGCGGCCGTCGCTGGCAGGGGCGGCTTGGGGGGCTACGCTTCGGCGGGCACCAGCGCCACCAACACAACTGGGGGCGCCAATGGGTTAATCGGAAACCCGACTTCGGCTACTGCTTGGCTGGGAAGCGTGTCGGGCCTTCCCGCGAACGGGGCCGCTGGGGGCAATTCCTCGGATGCTGCGTTCGGTGGGACCGGCGGCGGCGCGGGTGGCGGGATCAGCGCCGCGAATGCCATGTTCTCTGGCGGAACCAGTGGTGGGAACCTCGCCTCAGTTGGGCTCACGACGGCGGGTGGCGCCACGGGCGTCAATGGAACCGATGGGTACTCATTGGCCGCAGGACAGGCCTTGGTTTGCGGAAGCGGCGGCGGCGGCGGCGGGTCGCACGCCACGACAGCTGGGGCTGGTGGCGCTGGTGGCGTCCCTGGCGGCGGCGGCGGCGGCGCGGGCTCGGTGCAGAACGGAGGCACGGGGGCTTCGGGTGGGGCGGGCGCTCGCGGTGAAGTCCGCGTGTGGGCGTTCTGATGCTGCGCCGCTCGCTGTTCCTGGCGGCCCCGGCGCTGATCCTCGCCTCGTCGCGAGGGTTCGCGCAGGAGGTCGTCCACAACACCGCCGAGTGGGCCAAGCCCCGCGTCATGGACGAGTGCCTGGTCAAGCTGAAACCGGGCCACGACCTGCCAGGCGACTGGCAGCCCGTGCTCAAGCGTCATGGCGCCAAGATCGTCCGCTACTTCCCGCTCGACAAGCTGGTCTATGTCCGCACGCCGGGGAAGGACTGCGAAATCCTGGCGCTGGACCTTGAGGCGTCCAACGCGGCGGAGGTTGTCTATCCGAACTATATCGGGAAAATCGAAGCCACACCGGGCGACCCCTACTACAATGGCGGATCGGGCACGCAACCGAACTTCGCCAACGTCAACTGCCCCGCCGCGTGGGACATCCTCAAGCTGAACGGTCGGCGCGACATACCGCCCGTGATAGATTTGAACACCGGCTGTCAGGCGCACACCGATCTTGCCGCGAACATTCTCACCGGCTGGAACGCCCACAACGGCAACACCTCGACGCCGGAGACCGACACCATCGCGCCGGGGCACGGCACGGCCTGCGCTAGTCTGGTCTGCGCCGTCACCGACAACGCGACCGGCATCGCCAGTCTGGGATGGGGCGGGACGCTGATGCCGGTCTGCGTCTCCAGCGATATTGGTGTCCTGACCCTCGCGGACTTCATCACGGGGTTGCAGTGGGTCCTCGATAACGTCACCACCACCTATGGCCCCGGCGGCGGGCGCGGGGTCATCAACCTCAGCATCGCCGTGGGGATCAGCGGCACGGCCTCCGGAATACTCCAGGCCCTGTGGAACGCGGGGTTTTTCATATGTGGTTCGACGGGAGATACCGGGACGGCGCAGTGCACGATCACGGGATGCATAAGCCCGTTCATCATGCCGGTTGCCTCGGTGACCAACAGCTTCGCACGCGACAGCTACGCCAACTATGGCCCGTCTTCGCCCTCGTCGTCGGGCGGCCCCGGGACGTTGGTTGCTGCGATCGTTGGGAACAACGTCCGGGTCGCGTGCCCGACGAATGCGTACTCTACCGCCTACGCCGGGACGTCGTTCGCCGCGCCCCAGGTCGCCGCCCTGGCGCAGTATCTATGGGCCGGCAATCCCAGCCTGAAGAACTACGACATCTGGGATATTATCGCTAATCCCGCCAACGGCATCGCCACCACCGGCTTTGGCGCCTATCCGGTGTCCTGCATCGACGTGAACAAGATGCTGAACGTGGCGCTGAACTACGGCGGGACCAAGCGCAGTGGGCGCTCACTCTTGGGAAGGCGATAGCGATGAGCGACGATCTCGATGGACCGATCCGTGATGCCGCACTTAACCCGCGCTGGCGGGTCGTTAATCTGACGTTCGATGAGGCGCGGATGATCGCCCTGGAGATCGAGCATCCGCGCGCGGGGCGCATGGCGTTTCTGATCCCACGCAGTGAGGTTGAGGCGATGATTAGGGGTCTTCAGGCCGCCCTCGATGTGTAGATCAACGTGCCCGGCTGATGGGGCGGAGATAACGATGGGCAACGTCCGCTGCGGAAATTCCGCTCAACCGACGCTCGGCAAGCCCGGCCTCGCCGAGGCGGCCTGCTAGGCGCCCGGCCACCAACCATCCACCGACAACACCGGAGACCCCCATGGCCGCAGCCTCCAAGCCCGCGCCGGCGCCCGCCGACGTGCCTGAAACCGCGGCCGATGCGGCCCCGACGGCCAAGCCGCCGTTTTGGTCCGTGATTGCCGAGGCCATTGCTCAGCGCATTGTGGCCCCCCCGAGGACTAGGCCGCTGCCGCAGCCCAGCAGCACCAGCCTTTTGGATTTCATCCTGGTCGTCGGAGCCTTGGTGCTGATTGGCGGCGGACTCTACGGGTTGTTCACCATCCAGAACATCCCAAAGGAGACCCTGCCGATCATCGCGTCGCTGCTGTCGTTCATCAGCGGCTCGATCTTGGGCGCCTATGCGGGCTACCGCTGGGGGGCGTCGGACACCATGAAGAAGGTCGCGATCGCCAACGCCACCGGGGCCTAGCGCAGCAGCCTTATGGGCCCCGACCTCGAATCCCTGCTGGACCTCGCGCCGGCCGAGCGAGAGGCGGCTGCGGCGGCGCGGACCCGGATCGTCGCCGTCCTAGTCGTGGATATGAGCGGTTTCAGCCGGATCACGGACGAGGAGCGGATCGTTCCCGCCCTGCTGGCCATCCGCGATCTCCAGCGCATCGTCATGGAGGAGGTCGCGGCGCGTGGCGGGGCGGTCGTCAAGTTCGACGCCGACAACGCTTTCTGCGTCCTCGAGGATCCGGTCGCGGCGGGAGACGCGGCGCAGGCGATCGTCGGCCGCTTTCCGTCCAGCGCTGGCATCGGCTTCGGCCCAGTGCTGTTCATCGACGGCGACCTCTTCGGCGGCGAGGTCAACCGTGCCTCTAAGCTCGGCGAAGACATCGCCAAGGCCGGGGAGGTCCTGCCGACCGAGGCTGCTCAGGCTGCCGCACCATCAACCTTTCCCTGACCGTCACCACCCCGACCTACCGGAGTAGCGCATGGCCTCGCCGTCGATCGACCACCTGATCCAGGTTGCCGGCGCCCTTGGGCTTGGGGGCGCCGTGGTGAAGGCGTTGGAACTTCTGGCGCGCCGCAAGGGCGCGGAGCGCCGCGAGCCGGCCAACATGACCCGGGCGGCCGCCGAGTTGTCCAGCGCGCTCAGCGAGGGAAGCACCGAGCTCCTCGACGAATTCCGTCGAGAGTTCCGCTACCTGCGCGGGCGCGTATCAGAGCTGCAAACCGAGCTTGATCAGGGAAAGGCCGATACGGCGGCCGCGCTGGCCTTGGCCGAAGCGGCCCAGGGGGATCACGCCAGGTGCCAAGCGGAGGTCAAGGAACTTAAGGCGCAGATCGATGTGCTGATGGCCGGGCCGGTGGCCACCTACGGTCCGAGGCTTTCGACGTGAGCCTCGCCGACATCGCGATCCGCGATCCCAAGGCGGCGTTCTGCATCGGCCGCACCTTGCCGCTGGAGGGTTGCCTGGCAGACAATCCCCACGATCCGGGCGGCGTCACCAATTGCGGGGTTTCGTTGCGTTGGGCCCTGCAGGAGATCGCCGCGCACCCCGACACCGTCCGCTTCCTCGACCTGGACCATGACGGTCACGTCGATCGCAAGGACATCGTCGGGCTCAACGCTGATTCCGCCGCCGACATCTACTTCCAGTTTTGGTGGACCCCGGGCTGGTACACCAACCTGCAGCCGGACCTGATTGCCTGGAAGTGCTTCGACATCGCGGTGAACACTGGCCCGAAACGCGCGGCGGCGATCCTGCAGAAGTCCCTGGTGGATCTGGGCTCACCGATCCCCATCGACGCCCAGATTGGCCCGAAGACCGTCATGGCCGTCGCCGCCGAGGCAGCCAAGGACCAAGGCCGCGCCCTGCTGCGAACCATCCGCACCGAACAGGCCGATTTCTACACCCGCCTCATCGCCAAACAGCGAGACCTCAAGGCCTTTCAGAAGGGCTGGGCGGCCCGGGCCGCGGCATGAACGCCCCGTTCTGGATCGCCGCGACATGCGTCATGGTCACGGTTTCGATCCTGATAGCCAAGCGCGTGGTCATTGCCCTGATGAGCATGGTCGTCGGCTGGTTCTGCTCCTGTTTGTGAGGTCACATGCTCGCGCTATTCGCTGCGGCGATTGTCTACCACGCGACGGTCGTCCATGCCGTGGACGGCGACACCTTGCGCGTGCACGTCGCCCACTTCCCGGCGCCTTTCGACCCCATCGACGTGCGGATCTTTGGCGTCGATACCCCCGAGCACGTCAAGCCGCCGGCCCAGACCGACTGCGAGGTCACGCTCGGCCTGAAGGCTGCGGTCTTCGCCCGCACCTTGGTCAAGCCGGGCGACGCCATCACTGTCACCTGGTCCCGGAAGCATGACAAATACGGCCGCCTGCTGGGCTCAGTCACCCTGCCGGACGGTCGGGACTGGGCCTCTGTCATGATCGCCGCCGGCTTGGGGCGGCCCTACGGCCAGGACGGCGATCTGCATAAGGCGGCCTGGTGCCACGACGCGCCGCCGGCGCAAGACCCGCCGCACTGATTCTTCACCCTGTTCATTTTTTCCCCCACGAATGAGGCCGCAAAAATGAACACCGCCTGCCGGAGACTACAATGGAACACCCGCAGTTCGCCTATACCGGCCGCAGCCCCGAAAAGGGATATGTCGGCTTCGTCAACCTTCAGGAGGTTGAGGGCGGGGTCCGCTTTAGCATTCGCAGCGAGGGCGAGCACCCGGTCAGCGCCACGCATATCATCCCAAAGGATGAGGCCATTGCGCTGCTCAGCAGGGCGCTTGACGGCCTCGGTGGCCCGCTAAAGCACGACTACTGGAGGGCTGGCGAGCCGAACTGCCCCAAGGAAATCAAGGCCGGAAACGGCGAATTGCATACGCTGCGGTGCAAGCGATGCGGCCTTGATGATCCTCGCAACGATATCTGCCTTGCCGTTCCAGGGCAAGGTGAGGACGCCGGCCGTGCCGTGCCGGCCCATGGATCAGGTCCATAAGACCCAGCGGGTGCATAAGCCCAGGCTTTCACTAACCCACCAGCGAAAACCGTAACGGCTCGCTGCTTTTCACAAATCTCGGAGATCCCCATGAAAACCATCCTGTTCGCGGGCTGCGCTGTGCTGCTCGCCGCCTCGCTGTCCGGCTGCGCCGGCCTTCCAGGCGCCGGCGGCGGAACCGATTGGGCCAAGGCGGCCATGGAAATCGCCAAGGACCCGGCCTGCGCTCACACCGATATCCTGGATATCATGGTGGGTCCGGTCCCCAGCGGGCACGTCCATCTTGAGCGGTCAGGCTGCAAGACCGGAGCCCCGATCCAGCCATCTGCGCCTCTGGCTGTCGGAACGGTCGTCGCGCCGGCGCCGCCAGTCCAGTGAACCGCATCATGATATGGGTTGCTGGGCTGCTGGCGGCTTCGGCGATCCTCGTCGGTTTACTGATCGTTTACATTGACGTCGTGGGGGCTCGCTATTGCCATGGCTCCTGCGCGGCCATGGCCTTCATCCAATGAGCGCCTTCACCAATCATTTGGGCTTGGTGGAATGGACCGACGACAAAGGCCGCCCGATCCCGACCAGGGACGGCCGGATGCAATGGTACGTCGCCGGCCCGCCGTTCCTGTCCTACGAGGTGGGCGCGCAGAACAGCGGCGAAAGCATCACCGTCCCCGGCCTGGATTGGGGTTTCCACACCGACCTGGGCTCTATTCCGCAGGCGGCCTGGTCCTTTGGGTTTCCGCCCGATGGCATCGGCGCCAAGGCCTTTGTCGTCCACGACCTGCTATGCAGCACCTTGGGGACCGGGATCTGGAAGGGCCAACGGTGGATCACCCGCTCGCGGCCCTATTCCAGCCTCGAGGCGGCGGACATCCTGCGCGAAGCCTTGTTGGTCTGCGGCGTCGATCCGCTTCACGCCGGCCTGATCCGCAAGGCTGTCGTGGTTGGCGGCCCGCAGTGGACGTGATCTGACCCGGCGACACACGAGCCCCTCATCGCTAGGCCTTCTGGCCCCCCGCGCCTTGATTGGCGCCGGGGGCCATTTGCGTTCAAGCCGCGGGGACGGTGGCCAGGAGGTCGGCCAGCAGCGAGGCGATCACCCGCTCGCCGGCCGTCTCGCCCAGGGCGAAGTCATGGCGGCTGGCGCAGCACCAGGCCACCGCCTGCGCCTTCACGCGCAGGCCGGCCAGGGCCAGGGCCGGCGTGGCGATCACCCGGGCGATCACCCGGTTGGCCAGCTGATTGAACGCGCGGGCCTGGGCCGCGTCGGCGCCGCCCGGCGGCTCGGCGGCGGTCAAGAGCTCGAGGGCCAGGGCCAGGGCCTGCAGACGGGTATCGGCGTCCGGCGGCGTGGAATGCATCGTCATGGCTTGCGGGTCCTTGAAACTCTCGGCGCCGACCCAGCCCAGCGCGGTTACACGGCCTGAGCCCGATATGGGCTCAACCCACACGGGTCTTACTCCATCGGGCGCTGAGGGGACCTGTGGCAAAGATGCCGTCCAGCCTGACCGATCCGGCCTATCGGGCCTTCGTGGCTCACCTTGTGGACCTGCGCCGGCGCGCCGGCCTGACCCAGCGCCAGCTGGCCGCGCGCCTCGATCGCCAGCAGTCCTATGTCGCCAAGTCCGAACGATGCGAGCGACGGCTGGATCCGGCCGAGTTCCGGGCCTTCGTGCTGGCGATCGGCGCGGATCCAGCGGCGGAATTCGCGGCGGTTTCGGTCGCGCTGACATTGGCGGACGGCTGAGGCGAACGGCGTTCGCGTTTTACGCCCGCGCCGTAAGCTATTGATCTGATTGGTGCGCGCAGGGCGGGTTTTTACACCCCAAGACCCTGAGGAATCTCATGAAGTCCCCGATTTTGGTACCGTCATTCTAGGTTCGAGTCCTAGTTCCCCAGCCACGGACTTCCTTGAGCAAATCCGCCCGTCCTGGGCGAGCCTCAAGCGGCGTTTTACAGGGCGTTTTACAGTCTCCGTTTTCCAGGCGTTCTCAGGCGCTCTGCGCGCGGTCCTTCTTGGCGTTGCGCGCCAGGCGGCGGACCATGGCCAGGCCCATGGCCTGGCCGCTGACGTAGCGGGCGGCGATTTCCTTCACGCGGTCGGGTTTCCAGCCCAGGATCAAGGCGACTTCCTGGAACTCCAGGCCATCCAGCAGGAAGTTGGTGGCTGCCGTGCCGCGCAGGTCGTGCCAGCGTAGGCCCTCGATGTCGGCCTGAGCCTCCGGCCCGCGCCGTTCCTTGGCCTTCTTGTCGGCATTGAGGCGCTGACGGCGTAGGGCGGCGGCGAGGCCCGACGCGGTCCAGGGCCGCCCGCGGCTCGAGGCCAGGACCGTGGTCGCCGAATGCCGGGGCATGGCCGCCAGGCAGCGTCGCAGGCGCGGCGTGATCGGAATCACGATGGTGCGGCGCCGGCGGCTCTTGGCGGTCTGCCAGACGATGGCGTCCTGGCCGACCGCGGTCTTGGGCAGGCGGATCAGGTCATCCTCGCGGATCCCCGAGCAGGCCGCGAGCTCAAAGGCCGCGCGGAACGCCGGCGCGGCATCCTCCAGGATCGCGGCTTGCTGGTCCGGGCGCCAGATGATCTCGGCCCGGTTCGAATGGTAGATCCGCGGGAAATCGGCGACGGGGTTGGCAGACAGCTCGCCCTGATCGACGGCCCAGGCCAGCACGACGGACACCGCATAGAGCCGCTCGTCGGCGGTCTTCGGCGTGGCCTTGAAGCCGTCCCGCCACTTCAGCAGGAAGGCCCTGGCCTTGCGGCTTTCGAAGGCGCGGACCTCCATCTTGCTCAGGGCTCCGTCCGGCCCCCGCGCGAAGTCGAGATGCTTGCGGCGATCGGATCGGCTGCGGGGACCCAGGGTCGGCACCTCCTCCATGGCGGCGAGATATCGGGTGACCAGGCCATAGAAGCTGACGGTGTCGGGCGCGGCCGAGGCGGTGGCTCTGCCGTAGGCCTCGATCGCCGCCGGCGTCGCCTTGGCGACGGCGCGGGCGAGGGCCGGCCTGTTGGGCGCCGAGGCCGCCAGGATTCGAGGCCCGCCGCGCCAAGCGTACCAATATTCGGCGGCGCCGCCGGACCTCAGGCGCGCCCTGATCCTATGGACGCCGGGCAGCATCGCCGAGATCGGGAGCGGATCGTTCAAAGGCCGCCTCTGGGTCATCGTTGTCCGCCGTGAGCGCCGGCGGCGGCGACGGTGGCGCGAGGCCGCCCCGGGCGTCAAGCTCCCGGTCGATCGCCACGCGGTCGTAGAGCACGCGGCGGCCCAGCCGCACCGCGCCCAGCGCCAGGCGTGCGACCTCTGCCTTGGGCAGGCTGAGATAGGCCGCCGCCTGGGCGGCCGACAGCAGGCGCGGGGCGGGGGGCGTGGCGCTGGGCATCAGATGATCGGCAGCTCACTGGCCATCAGCGGGCGCTCCGAGGCGGAAGGTCGGTCAGATCGAACCGCTGCCCCCACTCGGCGACCAATGCGGTCGGCAGCACCTGCGCAGCGTGGCCACGCTCCACATCTCGCCGAAGTCCGTCAGGAAAGGGCACGCCGAACCGGCGCTTCAGCTCATCCCGGACCAGTTCGGAATAGGCGGCGAGGCCGACAATCGGGTCCTGAAGGTCGTTGATGGTCATGAGCGGTCACCGGCTGGCGGTAGCAGGGAGATAATCGCCTCCTGAAGGCGAACACAGGCCCACGCCTTCGACCAAGCGGGCGTCTCGCTGTCGAAGCGGCTCACGCCGTAGACGTGCTTCCAAACGTGGTCAGCGGCCTCTGCCGCATGGCGAGATTTGCAGGGCTTCTCTAGGCCGAACAGGATTGCCGACGCGCAGGACGCCAGCATGTCGATCAGGTGATCGGTCGGATAGGCGTCGTCGGGGTTCAGTCGATCGCAGGCTTCGTGCAGTCGCCGCGCCCCGGCTTGCAGGCCCCGGACACTCGTCTCGGACAACATATGTTGCGCGAGATTGATGGCCGACCAGGACCCTTCGGAAGGCGCCTTCGTGCCGACGCGGCCTGCCAACACCGCGGCCGTCTGGCGTCGGTCGGCCACTTCATCGACCAGCTCACGGACGAACGCCACCAGGACGTCGGTGCGCTCGATCCTGGGATCGAACCGGAAGCCGATCTCGTCACACAGGATGCGGATCGGACCCTTCACCCGCTCAGCCGACATCAGTGGGTGATCCTGGAGGCCACGATGACGCAGCTCGGGCCATCGTCGTTCAGTTCGAAGCGGATCTCGACGCTCTCGCGCCACACCATGGCCGCCAGATAGGCGCGCTCACCGGCCTCATAGCCCTCGGCGTATTGGAGGGCTTCGGCGGGCTCCATGCCGCTATTGTCGGGCCACCAGCCTGCGCCCTGACCGTTGCGCAGCATGAAGGTCGCGTCGGCGTCGATTAGCCCGGCGACAATGTCGGCCGGCCAAGTCCATCCTTCGGCGGTCTTGACGCACTCGACCTCAGTGATCTCCGCGCGGGTCGCGGGGAAGCTTTGGCCATCGGTCGCTGCTATCGGCCGGCTCCAGTCCGGATCTGGCTTCGACAACCACTCCGCCCAGCCTTCGAGCGTGCAGTCACAGGGAACGACCTCGTCGGTGTAGTCGTCGAGGTAGAACCGTTCTTCCATCTGAGACGTCATCAGCTGCTCCTGATTTCTTGAAGTTGTTCACGGGCGCGGCGCTGGCGGGCGACCGAGTCATCGGCTTCGCTGGGCGCCGTCGCGGCCTCGCCGGCCGGCTCCCGGCCCGTGAGGGCGATGAAGGCGGTCTTGCGGATCTCGGCGGCCACGAGCGGGTTGTGGAATCCGGCCTGCGTCGCGATGGAGATCATCCACCGTTCCAGCGCCCAGAACTGATCATCGGACAGCTTGACGTCGGCGCCCATTACGCCCGCCCCCAGCCGATGGCCGCGCAGATGGCTTCATGGTCCAGCGCGGGCCCGAGGCGGTCTTCGATGTCCTGCGGAGGCGCCCAGTTGAACAGGCCCTGGCGGCCGAGGGCCGGGATCGGTTCGACCAGGCGGCGGATATCGCCAAGCCGCCAGGCGAAGCGGCCCTGGCTGAAGTCGCCAGCCGCCTCGTCGGCGCGGGTCAGGTCGCGGAAGACCGCATCGGTGCTGACGCAGGTCCGCAGGCGCGCGATCGCTACGATGGCGCCTTGCGGGCATTCCGCCCACCAGGCGCGACCCAGGCCGCGATGGCAAAGCTGAACCGGCGCGCCCACCAGGTCGAGGGTCTTGGCGGCGTGGATGGCGATCGGGCCGCGGTGCTCGGTCGGCCAGTGGCGGGTCTCGTGGGTCTTCAACCCGCGCGCCACCAGGGTAGCCCATGGTTGCCACAGCGAGATCGCCTTGATCGTTCGGGTCAGGGTCTGGTCGAAAAGGTCGGTCACGTGAGGTCCTGTTGAGGTTGGTCTTGGCGAAGGCTTGGGCGGCCCGGTGGTAGCGAGACCGAAGGTCACGAGCCCACCGGGCCGCCCAGGTTCAGGCTGCCTGCATCAGCTCCAGAAGTTTCTCGGATTGCCGCACGAAGGACCGTTTGCGCGCGGCGAAGTAGTCCACCGCCACCTCCGCCACCGCCACCTCCGCCACCACCGCCTCCGCCACCACCGCCGCCACCGCCACCGCCGCCTCCGCCACCGCCGCCACCGCCACCACCGCCGCCACCACCACCGCCACCGCCACCGCCGCCGCCTCCGCCTCCGCCGCCGCCTCC